AGGCCCAAAACAGTATTATGACATTGTTTTGATATAGTATATTAAAAAGATTGAATTATTTTTAAAATAGTTGTTGACAAGACAACATATAAATGTTATAATAAGGTATAAGTTAAATCAGGCGAACCAAAATGGAGGTTTAAAAATGGATTACAAAGCAAGGTATCAGGAAGTTATTTCAAGTGGCAAATACATTGGCACAATGAATAAGATTAAAGCACTAGCACAGTTAAATTATAATAACAACAAATCAGAAGGCAAAATTGAAGCAATTGCATTGGCTATTGAAGATTTTGAATGTATGACCGGGAATTATATTGACCCAACAAGAGAACAGTATGACGATATTGAAGAAAGTATATTTTAAATAATTTTAAAAACCCTCTTGACAATAAGGGGGTTTTGTGTTATTATTAAATCAAATAAGGGGAAGAGCATACCAACGGCAAATGGGCGGGTGGAAACAGCGAAGGTTCAATTAACGCTTTAGTTGAGTAAAGTGTAAAATAGCCGATTTGAGCGACTTTATTTTTGTTTTAATATAAGTGTTCGGCTATGGTATAAAATCGGTTGTATAGGCTCAAAAAGTGCCTCAAACAATGCGGAAAAACTTATATTAAATCCGGTTAGTTGGATTAATTTTGTTCGGCGATTTGGATTTTGTGCTTGACATTTGTTTGTGATAGGTGTATAATGTTCTTAACAACACAAAGGAGGATATTATTATGAATGACGAATTAAGGAGCAGATACGACGAATTAAGGCGATATGGTGAGATTATACTGGATATTCAGAGCAATGACGAAACTGGCTCATATCGGCAATTAAGGTTCTATTATATGGATAAGATAACAGATGTTCGGCTCAAGAATGGTGAAATTATTTCTATAAAAGATTTATAAAAAGGGTTGACAACAACCCTTTTTTGTGGTATAATAAGGTATAAATTAAATTAAGAGCCAACTGGGGCGAATAGGTTTACCGAATGGGGTACGCTAAACATCGCACCTGCAATAAATTATTTTTACAGAAATTGGTAAAAATGGGATTTGTGCTTTAGCGGATTAAAGCGGTAAATTATTAAAGTGGCTCCGAGCGAATTTTTAATATCGGGGTAATCGTACGGACAAAATCGCCGGGGTAATCGGTAAAAATAATTTCGCCACGGCAAAATAAAATTAAAAATAATAAAATTATTTCGTTATAAAAGAAAAAAGGAGATATAAAATGATAGTTTTTAAAATGAACATGAGTGAAATGCCAATCTCATGTAATTATTGTGTCGGAAGACATATTTGCAAACCAGAACTAAATTTAAGTCCACGTGATACAAAACAGATTGTCACATTTTTAGAACACTGTCCCCTACTAGAAATACCCGACCCAAAACCAGAACTAACATTAACCCAACATGAGCATGATTTAATATCAATTATAAAGAAGGTGTATCCAGATGCGGAATCTATTGTAATATATGATAAATATGATGAGATTTATTTTGTTTCAAATCCAATGTTGGCGACATGGCATAGTATAGAAGATAATAAATTTGGATATCGTGCCGTAGGATTAGTGGATTTATTTAATAAACATAAACTACCTACGCTACTATTAGAACTTACAGAAACAATACTTTCAAAAGAGTTTTATATTGACCAACTACTATCCCGCACAATCAGAAAGGAGAATCTAGATGCATAAACCAAAATCTAAAACAAAAATGAAAATTTCAAATATAAAAATAAGTTCAAATTTTGAAACCCACCCCCCACGTTGGGAGAAGGTTATGAAATGTTATAACCATTATGTCCAGACGGGAGACTTAGGCAAACCTATATTAGTGTCGAATGGAATATTGGTTGATAATTATGTAGTATATTTAGTCGCAAAAATGTTTGGTGTAGAAGAAGTAGAAGTGGATGAGATTTAAAATGATTTATGTATATGAAAGTCATATGGGAGGACTATATGCAGGAGATTATGAATTAAGTTATGAGCAGAGATATTGTGACATTTGTAATGACTCAGATGGCTTTATGGGTCGTGCCAATGATGAAAAAGAATTATTCGATTTGCTAAAAGTATTTTCAGAAGATTATGATGACGAATATATTGAGTATTTCTTTAATGAAACTTGTGAGAGGTATTTTAATGAGTAGATTTGAAAAATTTACAGAAGATGAAGTATATATTCTATTCCGTCAAGCAATGGAGTCGTCAGCGGAGATTGTTTTATCGGACAATTATAATAAACAAGAAATTAAAATTCATAATGATTTATTAAATGAACTGATTGATGAGTTGAGAAGAAGGGAAAAATAATATGAGTTTAAGTATTAGAGAAGATGTAAATAAAATTTTAGGTAGAAAATATAATGTAGAATACGAAATGGCAAATGGCAGATGTGCAACATTTAACAACACACTAGTTAATGTTGATGGAATTTATTTTTGGTTTGAAAATGAAGAGGATGGATTGGCATTAGTTCGTCAAGATAGAGTCACATTTATGTATTGTACAGATAGGAGGCAAGAGAATGAACGTTAAAGAATTAATGTCAGAACTGCAAAGCAAAATTGTCCTTGATGTTAAAGAAGGGCAGATTTTATGCCCCGACTGCAAAGGGCTAAGATTCAAATATACCGAAAAAGAAGACAGCGGATTTATTACCAATTGCACAAGATGTCATAATGGAAAATTATATTTTGTCCTGACTGTGAAGACTATAACCAAACAGACTATTGCAACTGCACCGCATCTTGGAATAGACGAAACTCAGAATCAGAAGCAAAAAAGATTGCAACCGCAACTAAAGTAGATATTAAAGACTATAACGGTATGTTAAAATCTCTTATATATGAAGAAAGAGTCATCGACAAAGATGAATTTTACGATGAGTATTTTGACAATTTTGATGCTGATTCCCCTAAATATGTATGGGCAATGAAACCGTATTTAGTAGTTCGCCCCGGAGATTTAGATGTTTATGACTATATTTTAAGAGTGTCAGAAGATGGTTATGAAGATATGTATGAAAGACTTGATATTGATTCTCCACTACTTGTCGCCGCAAATAAACTTATCCAAGAGTGGTATAAAGAGAACGAAGCAATGATGTATGCTTATGCAGAAGATTATAGCACAATGGTAGACATTTCATCTTGGTACAAAGATTTATTTGACGCAAATAAAGATTATATTTAAAAACCACTTGACAAACTTAATGTATTGTGATATAATACAGAAAAAGGAGGATTAACATGATAAGACAAATTCCAAGAAAGTTTCAATACAAATCAATATTCCCACGCATTTCGTGGCATTATTGCGAATTATGTGGCAGAGAGTTTAGGTTAGAACCGGGTTGGAAGATTAATTATTCAAGACCAGATGAGCGTAATTGGGGATATCATTGTGTTTGTGGAAGATGCAAACCATCTGAGGAAGATATTGATGAGTATGTAGATGATATAAGTCGATAGGAGAACAAATGATTAAAAATATTATAGTATATTTTTTAAGAAAATATCTTTACAAACAATGCTATTCAGAAAGACATGACGGCTGTGCCGATTGTCTTTGGTATGATGAAGAATTAGGAGTTTGTTACTTGGCTAGGGCAATAGATAGATACGATTATTATGGAGGATATTAAACAGAAAGGAGATTAAATTATGGGAGCCGCACAGATAATTATGATATTTTGGTTATCGCTTGGAGTTTTTGTGTCTATAATGGAAGATGGAAAACCAAAAGAAAACTACTCAGCTAATAAAGCAATTATTGGTACAACAATATATGTTGCATTGCTTTGGTGGGGAGGATTTTGGGGATAGGAGCATATAACATGGATTTATTAATTACATTGAATGAAAAAGAAATAAAAATATTAAAGCACCTAATATGTGCAGAGCAAATAAGGATGCCGGATAATATAAAAATACTGCAACATATTGAATATAATTTAGACGAATTAGATGAATTGTATTTTAAACTAGATATTTAATTAGTGATTGTAATTAATTATGAATTTAGGATTAAACCCTATAAGGTATAAATCACCAAATCTGATACAAGATTACACCCGATAGGGGCGAAGTAGCATTTTGGGTGGTTAGAATGTAACTTATACTTTAAGTTAATACCCGAATGGGCGAAAGGAGAGAGCCATGAGTGAAATAGAACGAGGTGCAATAGTACAATTCAGAGCGGATTGGGAAAATGAACCCACTCTGGCGAACATAGGAATCATCAAAAGAGTTGCAAAGGATAAGAGTTGGGCAGATGTCTCTACACTATTTGGCAAGAAGAGGGTTAAAAACCCATCGGAAAACCTGAAAGTTATTACCGAGCCTTTGGTAGCCTATATCTGTTAATGCCCGAATGGGCGAGGGAGAGAGACTAAACAAATGAACATAACATATATAACACAAGGTTGGTTATGCCCAGTATGCTGTCGCAAACCAACACGCATGTCTGACTGTATTGCCTGCCAAGCCGAAAAACAAATGCCACACGACTACTGTTGCTTAATGGAGTGCGGACAGCATGAGTTTTGCAGAGGATGTGATAAAGGTATTTATTTGAAATTAGATTAACACCCGAATGGGTGAGGAGGTAGTGATGGAACACATAGGTAGCCAAAACATTGACGAGTGGTGTAACTTTTGCGGTGACGGAAAGGATAAGCAGTGGGCAGATGGTTGGGCGATAATAGACCAAACGCACACTGAACGCCTTGTAACGATACTATTCTGCCCCATGTGTGGAAGGAAATTAACGGAAGGATTGGAGGTAGCCAATGAGATATAAATTCCGAGGGAAGCGGGTGGATGGTCAGGGTTGGGTGATTGGGTGGTCACTTGGGCCGAATCTCATCATACCATTAGATACAAAATACACCAATACAAGCATGGGGCTGATACTACACGATTATTACGAAGTCATCCCCGAATCCGTCGGTCAATGGACTGGTCTGGTGGATGGGCATGGCAAGGAGATTTACGAGGGGGATATTTTGAGGGCAACTCCAAACGGAGAAGAACATATAGGTGTTGTCGAATACGATGTGGGCGAAGCACAATGGTTTGGAGCGAAGGACTTTCTCGGATATGCCGTTGCTTATTCTGGTGCAGAAATCATAGGAAACATCCACGACAAAATTTGCGACTACAAGAATACAGGATGTGGAAATTGTGAGGTGCCAAATGAACTCAGAAGATGTAACCCCGAACTGATGGAGGTGGAGTGATGAGCAATACCACATATAAATATACTGACCTAAAAATTAGAATGGTTGAAGTAGAATTTGAGAATTGGGAGAATGACGGCTATATTAATAAAACTTATTTTGAGATAGTAGATGATGACGGCAACGTATATTTAACACTTGATAGTTTGGGCTAAAGGAGATAATTATGGATAATATTGTTCTTCCGCAGTTTTATGAAATATTCGACGATGGAACAGAAATATGTTTTTTATTTAATTGCATATGTGAACATAAAGGAAATTGTAAAGAGTGTGAGACTTTGATAGGGTATGAGGAGTATATCTCAACGCATCCTATTAACTGGTCAGAAGAAGAGGATTATTGGAGTTAAATATGGATAGATTAACAAAACATGATTCAGATATTGGATATTATGTAGATGAAAGTTTAGTAGACGAATATGCTACAAATATTACATCGGTAAATAATTTTACAATAGTAAGATTGGGCGAAGCAATTACAAAATTAGCAGAATTGGAAAATATGATTGAAGAAGGGGATTTAGTACAGGCTGTTAGGTGTATGGATTGTATGAATTGGGTTGAATCTACTACTGGACATAAATATTGTGACCAGTGGAGTACGGATGGTGATAGACGTTATACTTCAGCAGATGACTATTGTAGTTATGGTGACAGGAGGATTAAATGAACCCTACATACTTAATTATGATTGAAGATTTACTTCAATACGCAAAAAACATTGATTATTTTAATATGACTAAAAGCGATTTTAGAGAATTTTACGAATCTATATACGATGCAGTTAATAATCAAATAGAAGCAAGACCAATTAGCCGCATGAAATATTCTATTGGCGACAGTGCAGAGATTTATGATTCTGGTCGTTGTCCAGAGTGTAACGAACTTTTGCGTGATAAGGAGAATTTTTGTCCTAATTGTGGTAAAGCATTAGATTGGGTATCTCCAAATGACTAAATATACAGAGGTGATTTAAATGGAATGTATTAAAAACAAATGTAAATATTATCAAGACCATTTATTTAATGCGAGTTGTTTTGAATGTAATCTTGGCTCAAGAACATATAAAAAAGAGTATTTTATTGATTGTATTATAGATGAAAAAATTGGAGATTTGTCTGATAGGATAAGGGAATTATACAAGCAAAGAGACATTATTGTTGCAGTAAATTCTAAAAAAGAATTAAAAAATTTGGTTAAATGTACAAGATGTGGGGTATATACTATAAATGAAGGCGGGCTTTGCGATGATTGTTTAGATTGGGAGGGAGTGGAGGAGGATTAGTATGATTATATTGGCAGTAGTTATTGCAGTGGTTATATCTGTTGCTGTGTCATATTTTATTATGGTAGATGCGGTTAAAAGATGTATTGATTTTACTGGCGACTTAGCAGAGCAATCTGATGATTTCACATATGATGTTATGAGAAGTCATATTGATAAGTGGCATAAAGGAGATTAAGATGAGTAAATTTAAAGTAGGCGACATTGTTGTTGTAGCAGACCCAACTAGGTCATTTGTTGGTATTGTTTTAAAACATAGAGAAGTTACAAATGTATATAATATTTTTACCAATGCTTTTGGCTCCGCAGTGTATTCCGCACATCCCGAATATATTTATAATATAAACGAAGTCGAATCTGCGAGAGAATTTATTAATAATTATTTTGACAAACAAATCAATGAGAGAAAAGCAAATTTCAAAGATTTTGAAAAATATGATTCTAATGCGGAAAAATTAGAAAAATACAATAAATTAAGAGAATTAATTACTAAAAACTGTGAGCGAATTGTCGGTGCGAATATTGACGAATTTGAACGCAGACTAAAAGAAATTTGCAAACTTAAAAAGGAAATTTTTTCTATTGAACTCGATGGAGCAGATAATATTAGAAAACACAACTATAATATCAGCCGTTCAATTATGACCCTTGAGGCAAATAAAAAAGCATTATTAGAAAAAATATCTGATAAGGAGATTGAAAAATGGTTGAATTTTTAGACAATAGCACCAAATGGTATTTATTAGACCACGAAGGTTTTTGCAAAGAAGTTAAACGATGGGAGTCAACCCTTGACAATACATATGAACACTGTATTGTTAAAAATGTCATGCAAGGTATGATGGATACATTATATGATTATCTTGATTATGTGGAGGATTAAATGGGTACAAATTTTTATATGATGACCAAGAACAAGCAAAATAATCTTGGCGATAAACAATTTCTGGAAGACACCCCCGATTGGGGATATTCTATCCATATTGCTAAAGTTTCAGCAGGTTGGCCTCCAATCTACGAAGCACATGAGCATATTAAATGTGTGAACGATATTAAGTCCGTATATGATTCTGACCAGTGTATTATATATGATGAATATTATGAGATATATGATTGGGATAAATTTGTTAAAAGAGTAGTTTTACACGGCAAAGATATTAAATTGCCGCCAGAGGATGAGTGGGCGACTTTAAACGAATGGGAAGAGAGGTTTTATGATGGTGAATTTTCTTAAACGCAGAAAATTAGAACGCTCAACTCCAAAATTAGCAATACTGAGTTTTGAGTTTGTGTACCCATTATATTTATGCCCAAAATGCAGGAGTATTGTAGGAGATTTTAGACACAATATCCGGCTCCCAATATCTGAATGTGAAAAATGTAATCAGGCGATTGAGCAAGATGTTAACAAATATAAGCCATAAAAAATTTTAAGAGATATTTCAAAAACCGCTTGACATATCTCTTTTTATATGGTATAATAAGGGTACATTAAATCAAAGGAGGATTTGTTATGAAAGTTTATTTGGTTCAAAAGTCGTGGGGTTCATTCGACGACTATGGCACAACAATTGATAAGGTTTTTATTGACAAGACAAAAGCAGAAGATTATATTAAAAAGTATAATAAAGAACTAAAAAAGAAAGTTAAACAATATCATAAATGTCAAGACTGTATGATTCACTATGATGGTAGTATTGATGAGATTAAAGCAAATTGCAAAATCGCAGATATTGTAGTTGATACTGAATATTACGACTATACATATTGCAAAGCAGAGATGAATTATTATAGGTCAGAAGATTTACACCAAGCAGGACTTATTGAGATGGAAACCGAAGATGATAAATAATACTAATGGAGGCAAAAATGATTAAGAAAGATTGTTATGGATTTAATAGAGTGGGAAGTTGCAGTGCATTATCAGAGCAGGTTTGTAAATATGGAGAATGTGATTTTTATAAACCGTTAGAAAAATACATTAGAGATATAAAAGCAAATTTAGACAACACTACAAATCCAGATTATATTAAGTGTTTGGAGGCGATTATAGAAGATGCGGAGGCAAAACTATGATTTACTATATTTTATTAGGATTAGCAATTGCCGCAATTGGAGTTCTTATTGAGAGTATTGTAAGAGAAAATTTTAAAAAGTTTTAATAAAACACTTGACAAATACTAAAAAGTATGCTATAATGTACCTATAATAACAAAGGAGGTCATTAAAATGACAAATTTAGAAAAGTATATCGTAAGCCTGAAGGCAGACAAAAAATCATTAAATACAATTGTAGCATACTCAAAAGATATTCAGCAGATGTTGGATTTTGTTAAAAAAGACGAGACAGAGATTGAGTATATGGATTTAGTATTATGGAAGGAATCTATCTCAGAACTGTCCAGTGCAAGTGTTGCTAGAAAAATCGTATCGGTTAGACATTACCTTGAGTTTCTTGTAGATATTGATATTATCGCCAAGAATCCTGCAAAGAAACTTAAAGCACCTAAGATTAACAATAAAGAAAAAGATTACATTACAAAAGAAGAAGTGTTGACCATGATTGAAAATGGCAAAAATCCAAGAGACAAAGCGATTATTGCCACATATCTTTCTACTGGACTTCGTGTATCTGAACTTATTGGATTAAATCTTAGTGACCTTGACAGTGAAAAATCTATTATCAATACAAAAGGTAATAAAGATAGAATCATTTTTATTAATGAAGATTGTAAAAAGTTAATTGACGACTATATCAAAGTCAGAAAAGACGGATGTGATAACCTATTTGTATCTAATCAGGGGACACCAATGGATAGAGTATGTATCAGTCGTATGCTCAAAGTTGTTGCTAAGAGAAGTGGTATTAACAAAGATATTAGCAACCATAGTTTAAGACATAGTTTCGTCAGTACAATTGCTGAAGAGCATGGCGTTGAGGTTGCTAGAGTTGCAGTAGGGCATCGTGATTTATCCACCACCCAACGCTATACACATACACAAGAAGCGACTATTAAAAATGTTATGTTAGGGTTTAAATTATAAGGAGATTAAAATGGAAAAATTTATGAAGATTTTTAGAAGGATTTTTGATGCTGTATTGCTTGTTATTTTTGGTATTCATTACTGGAACGATAGTGTGTCTGGGATGATTTTTATCGGAACGTTGCTTATTGCAAACTTACTGTTTGAGGCTATTGATAGTATTGATTGTTTAAGAAATCTCAAAGACGTTAACATTGAAAATGTAACATATCACGAATCATCAGATAAAGTTGATATCGGTCATGTCAGTGAATTAAAAAGGAGATAAATTATGAATGATAGTTATATGTCAACCAAAGTATTTCTCGACAAAGTATATGAATACGGATTCCAAGAAGCACTCGATAACATTCTTGGTCAAACAATTAAAACTGTTAATACCTCAAAGGAGAAGCCTATGGAAATTAAAGATATTAAAGCGGGATATTTGGTAGAGTTCATGTCTGGTGACTTAGCATTAGCAGTACCAAATGAACTTGACGACATTATGTTTGTTTATAGTGATGGATATTGTATTTCAAGTGCAAGAGATTATGATAGTATTTATGATATTGATGAAAACCCGGAATATAATATTGTTAAGGTTTATAGTGCTATTAAGGGTTATCAGTGTTTGTTTCCACTAAGCAAAGATAGGCGTGATTTGTTGTGGAGCAGAGAGATTAAACTAAACTGTGAAGACTGCCCACATATGAAGGAATATAAAAGGAGTTTATAATGAAAGATATTTTACTAAAATTTTTAGTATTAATATCTACAATATTATTATCCATACATCCTAGCCCCGAACCAGTAGAACAGACACCAGAGCAGTCTTATGAGCCTGTTTTAGCCCCGTACAGCGAGGATAATACAGAAGTCGAACAAGTAGTTGAAGAAGATATTAAACAGGCTGAAACAGTCCCAAATATAAGCAGAGGTACTGAACGCAAGTTGCCCAATGTATCCGGCTCATTCAAAACATATATGGATTATAGAACTATTACAAATACAAATAGCACACAATGGTATATGCAACAGGCGGCATGGACTGCACCAAATGGTATTAGGTGCTATGGCGACAGATATATGGTAGCAATGGGGACGTATTATTCTGAACAATGTGGAGATAAGTTTGATATCACTCTTAGCACTGGACAGGTGATTAATGTGATTATTGGGGATATTAAAGCAGATATTCATACCGACCCAAACAATATGTATATTGAACATAATCAGAATATTGTGGAGTTTATTGTAGATGTTGATGTATTAAATCCGCTATCACAACAAATGGGAGATGTTTCGTACAGTGGGCTTGAAGGGGATATTATTAGCATAGTTAAGGTGGAGGAATAAATGTCAAAATTATTATGTTTAAGCTGTGGAGAGATATATGATAAAGATTTAATATCATTAACACCAAATGAATATTCTTTTTGCCCTAAATCATCATGTATTGGCGAGGTTATTGAGGTGGACGACATGATTCTTCACACTATAAAAATCCTCAATGAAAAAGGTTATTCTACAAAATATTGTTGTAGCGGTCATGCGGAGAGCAAACCTCCAAACGGATACATTATGTTTGAGGATTTTATAAATTTAGAATCATGTCCAGAAAGATTTCAAATAGAAGACAGATATGGTTCAACAGTTATTCATTCAACTTTTGAATCAGTGGACTACTATGTTGATTCTCAGAATATTTTTAAAGATATGATTGTGTTATTGGGTTGGGCTAATGATTTAAACCATTACGCTGAGGATATGGAGGAATAAAATGAAAACATATGAGATGTATGCCAAAGCAATTGAAGATGGAAAAACTTATCGTGCAAGCGATATGTTTTATAACAATGTCAAAGGATTCCATGATGATGAGAACAGAACTTGGACATGGGATGCTTATAGCCACCATAGAGACGGATATGAGGCGTTTTTAAATGAAGATGGTTGGGAAGAGGTTGTTGAGAAGAGATTGTTTACGCTAGAAGAGATTAAAAAATATCTTCTAGAATTTAAGGATGAGTATTTTGTTACTCAAAACACCCAATCAAGCATAATTAGAAATGCTGATGATATTTCAAGATTTATTTTTAGCAAAGGCAGGAGGTTTTAAATGAAGGTATCAAACGTAGAAATTATGGGTTTAGACAGTAGTATTAAGGCATCAAAATATCCTATGGCAATTGATACTGATGTTTGCACGAACGAGGTCACAAAGACGACTGTTAAATTGGCACAAAGTGGAAAAGGTGAAGGGCATGACCAATTTTTAACTGGAATTGTCGTAAGTTTTGACCTCAGATGTTCTAATAAAATGTGGGTTGAATTAGAAAGATATAGATTTATCAACTTTGTATCGTCTCAATCTACAATGCACAGGATTACTAAATTAGACATCAGACAGCAATGCAACGACTATGTATGGGACTCTACTATTGATAAACTTGAGGGTGCGGTTAGGGTTTATAACCAAATGGCAACCATGAATCTTAATCCAGACGTTATAAAAGATAAATATTTAGAAATCTTATACAACGTGCCTAGCGGGTTTGAATTAACCGCAAGACTCACTGCAAATTACAGGGCGTTGAAAACCGTATATTCGCAGAGGCATCAGCATAAACTCCCTGAGTGGCGAGAGTTTTGCGAATGGATTAAAACGTTGCCAATGGCAGAAGATTTAATTGTGAGGTGATTAATATGAAAGACCCATGCCCGACTTGTCCATATAGGTTCTCATGTACAAAACCATGTGTAGTTAAAGAGATTAGTTTAAAATAGAAAGGATAATATTATGCCAAAATTAGAAGATTGGGCTATGGATGATTTAAGAGCATATGGAAAAGTTTACAACGACGACAGATTTAAAGATGGTACAAGTGTTTCAACATCAATTGTCAAAGAGGTTGATTTTCAAACTAAAAGATTGTATACAATGAACACAATGTACGACTTAGGAGAGCCGACTGAAGGTTATAAAAAATATCTTGAATCAATTGGAATTGAATTTTAAAAAAATACTTGACAAACTATAAAAAGTATGTTATAATACAATTATGTTAGTTTTTAAAAGTAAATAGGAGGAATTAAATGGCAAAATTTTATAACACGTTTGAATTTATTGGAGATGTCCAGACAGCAAAGGACAAGACCAAGATTGTCTCTGTTACAATGAACAAAGACAAAACATGGGAAACCACTAAGGTTACTATGGGAATTAAAAAGGAGCAGACAAATTCTGTATTCCTTGATGTTAAAGCGGGTGCAAGACCTGATGGTTCTAGTCTTGTATATGCTATGGGCGTTGATGGTACAACTATGAAGATTCCGTTTAAAGACAGAAAAAATCCTGCATATCTTGACCTTGTAGCAGATTTTTCTAAGTATGTTGTTGACTTTGAGACAGACGAAGATATTAAGTCCGAATATACTAAACTGCGATTCCAGATTAGTAATATCCAGAAAAAGATTAAAGAAGGAACCGCTACTGACGAAGACAAGACAAATATTGTCGAATATCGCCAGAAGTATAAAGAACTCGCAACAAATAGACATGAGTTTATTTCTCAGTTGGATTTCGTAGAATTTATTGGTACTAATATGGATACCCTTAAAGAGCATAGGGTTAAGGTGCGTGGAAATTATTCTCCGTCATATTCCAACGGCAAGAGTTATCTGTCTTATGAGCCTAGAAGTATTGAAATTGCTAGAGAGGAAGAGGCAAATAAACTTGAGGTGCATCTTGGATTCTTCTTTGGTAGAGATTCTATTACTGTAGAAGATGATGTTATGTTCTTTGATGGATATGTTCTGAGCAGAGACAGTTATGCAGGGGCAGATAGATATTTTAGAACACGACTTGTGTCTAAAAATACTGCCGCATTTGATGCTTTTAAGACATTCTTAGGCACAAAGGAAAAGACATATCAGCAGTTGGCGGTGGTGTGCGAAGCATACAATGGTGCTAATCAGAAGGAATTTACCGAAGATGATTTGACAGATGCACAAAAGATGGCAGTATCTCTTGGTATGGCTACCGTGGAGTCTTTTAGACCCGCAGGCGGATTCGTGCTTGGCAACAATATCTCTGAAATGAGATTAATGATGCCATTACTCAAGGGGGATTTTGCAAGTGGTGCTATTGATACTGGCATGAAGGAAGAAGAGATTCTTGAACTTATTGCTAAGGGTATTAAAGAAGAAAAAACCACAGCAGAACAGGATAAAATTATTGCTGAGAGTTTTGGTGCAAAAGCAGACGATACACCGCCGTTTGAACCAGATACTACTGGTGTGACCGCACAGGATATTGAAGATATTTTTGGTGGAATGTAAGGAGGACTAAATGGCACGAAGAGGAAAAGTAAACGAACTAAAGGTAGATTTAACTAATTATGATTATTTTCTTAATGGAGAGGGTTCAATTGGCAAGACGACTCTTGCCTTTGAACTTGGCAAAAAGATTGCAGGTCATAACGAAGGTTCATTCATCTTGACAATTGGTGAAGAACCTACACCTGACCACTTAAACGGTGCGTTGTTTGATAAGGCAAAATCTTGGGCAGATTTGGAAGATATCAAAGAAGATTTGATTGTCAACAGAAAGGAATATCCACATACTAAATTCGTAGTATTTGATAGTTTCGATGAATTTTGTCGCCTCGCAGAAGAGGAAGTTGTTCGGCTAAACAATAAAGAGAATCCCGACAAGAGGGTGTCCACTATTAAATCTGCGTTTGGTGGCTATCAGGCAGGCGAGAACAAAGCACTTGAAATGATGCTAAAATTCACTGGTGAACTTAAAGATGCAGGATATACAAGATTCTATATCGGGCATACTAAGGAGAAAAACAAAAAAGACCTTATCACAGATATTGAATATGCTGTTATTACCAATAACGTTGCCGCTAAATATTATGATTCTTTCAAGCATAAGGTTGCAATTGCGTGTGTTGCTTATACAGAACGAGATATGACAAATATTGAAACTGTTAAGGACGCATTTACAAAAGGAACTAAACAGGTTGGGGATATCATCGGCAAGAAGCGGGTTATTGTATTTAGAGACGACGATAACGTTATTGATACTAAATGTTACTTCAAACATATTCAGCCTAAAATCGACTTTAGCACTGATAACTTTATCAAAGCAATTGAAGATGCTATTAAGGCTGAAATGGAAGAGGCGACTGGCAAGCCTGTCACTGATAAAGAAGTGGAAAAGATTGCTAAAAAACAGACCGCTGAGCGTGAGGCACAGGCAGAAAAAGTTATTGAAGCAACCGCAACCAAATCTTTATTAGATAAAATTATCGCCAATAAAGATATGCTTGATATGGTTCAGGTTAAGGCTATTATGGATGAATTTGGAATTGCAAAACTTGCAGACGAGAACGCACCCAAAGAGATGTATGACAAGATTCTAGCAACATTAGGCTAATATTATATGAAAGGGGAGGCACAATCCTCCCCTCCCCTTTTAAAAAAACTAGATTAGGAGACTTTATGATAAATTTTATTTTAGGGATTATGTTTATGGCTGTAGCGTTGCCAGTGTTAGATAAGTTGGTTGAGTTGTTTCAAACAGCATTAAACGTTAAAATTTCAGACATAAATGTAGGTATTCAGCAAAACAATGTCGATATTCAATCTATGGGATTGCCAGAACAGCATACTAGTGCAATAGGATTTATGGTTCAAAGCGAAGAGGAGGAATATGACGATTATGAATAGTAAAGCACTTAAAAAACCATATATTGAATTTGTCGGACAAAGCGGAAATGATGTTACGGGCAGTTCTTATTTAGTTAAATATAATGAATATCAGATACTTGTTGATTATGGTTTATATCAGTCGAATAATCTGATTGATGATTATAAAACTAATAAGACTAGACATAAATCACTTAAACCTAAGCAGTTAGATTTTGTGTTTGCATCTCACCAACACATAGACCATATAGGCAAACTACCTGAACTCTATAAAAACGGCTGTACGGCTCCATTATACACCCCAAAAGGCACTACAAAGCTAATGAAACTTATGCTTATGGATAGTGCTAAGATTATGGCTACCGAATGTGAGCAGTTAAATACTAAGCATGGAATTAAGGCGACTCCACTTTATGACAATGATGATATTATGACAATGTTTGAGTATGTTGTAGAATATAATATTGGCGAGACAGTAGTTATCAACGATACGATTAAGTTTACTACATATAATGCTAGACATATTCCTAAGTCTGTTCAGATTTTATTAGAGTTAAATAACAGTATTAACGGCAAAAAGATTTTATTCACAGGCGACATTGGTTCTCCAACTGCCCCATCTCATTATCTTGCAGATTTTGAATGTGTTGAACAGGTAGATTTGGCAATTTGTGAGGCAACTTACTCAGACAATAGACGCAAACACAGCATTAAAGACCGACCCAAAGATGTTGATAAACTACATACGGTTATATCTCAAGCAATTGAAAAGAAAGCAAAGGTATTAATTCCAGTATTCAGCCTATCTCGACTCCAAATGGTATTAACTCTATTATATGAAATGTATGGTAGTAATTTAAGTATTCCAGTTATTATTGACACACCACTAGGCACAAAGATTAGTTCTATGTGGGGAGATTTAATTGATAAAGATGATGAGTTGTGGTATAAAGTTTACTCTTGGCAGAATATTAAAATTGCACATGAGTATGGTGATAGTAAATATTGGCAAGAACTCGACGAACCAATGATTATATTATCAAGTGGCGGGATGTTATCAGCGGGCAGAGCGGTCGGATGGGCTAAAAAGATTGTCAACAATTCTAAGCACCATATTTGTTTTTGCGGCTTTGCAGGTCAGAACACATTGGCTCATCAGATTAAAAACCATAAGGAATACCCCTACGTTAATGTTGATGGGGTTAAGTTAAAAAATAAATGCAACGTTACAATTTTAAATTCTTTCAGTTCTCATATGTGTTATGAGGAACTAATGGAATATTACTGTAGTATAAACTACCTACAGTTGGTTCTTGTTCATAGCGAAGATAAATCTAAGATTAAATTTGCAGAAGATTTAAGAGAGAGATTATCTAAAGCAAACAAGACTAGCAAGGTGGTATGCGGTCAAAAGGATATGAAGGTGTATTTTTAAAAAGTATGAAAGGAGATAAGGAGCATGGGCAGAAAAGCAAAATGTAAGATTTGTGGTACTGAACTTTCAAAGGATAGGTATTCTCCTAATGGCAAGGCTCCTTATTATTGTTCTGAGGGAGAATACCTATCCGTATATAAAAATGACGATAAAGATGAGTTATACGCCCTTATACAGCAGATTTTTTCGTTCAAAGATAACTTTATACCACCTTTGGTTAAAAAACTTATAAAGGACTTGACAAACACCTACGATTATGGTATAATAAAGGAGTGTTTCAAGGAACAGCGCAAGTGTATTGAATATTATATCAGCACCAAGCAATTTGAGAATACTTCTCACATGATAAGATATGTATTTGCAATTATTAAAAATACTATTGCCGATGTTAAGCCAAAAGAGGAGAGAGTTGTGCCAGAGGACAATACTGATGTGGAGTTATTGAACAATATTAAAAGTTGTAGTAGGGTTAAAGATATAAGTAAGTGGCTATAGATAAGGAGGCAAAGTTGTCAAAATTCAAACTTATAAACGGAGATTGTATTGATGTTTTAAATAATATTATCAATACTGGAAATAAAGTTGATTTAATTGTTACCGACCCTCCTTATAAAACAACATCAAGGGGGTCAAGCGGCGGAACGGGAGGTATGTTAAAAGAGCAATTATTTAAAGATGGAATGGTCTTTAAACATAACGATATGGAATTTTCAGATTGGTTATCTGTGTTATTTGAAATCCTTAAAGATGGTGGACACGCATATATAATGACCAATAATAAAAACTTAAAAAATATGCTTGTTGCTATTGAGGATGCCGGATTTAATATATTTAAAACATTAGTTTGGGCTAAAAATACCGCAATCACAAATATGTATTACATGGATTCACATGAGTATATAATTTTTTGTAGAAAAGGAAAGTCTCAAAAGATAAATAACTGCGGAACTAAAAGTGTATTAAATTTTGACAATCCAAGAGAAAAACTTCACCCCACAGAAAAACCAGTTGATTTAATGAAGATTTTAATAGATAATTCATCGTCTGAGGGAGAAATTGTTCTTGACCCATTTATGGGCAGTGGTTCGACAGGGGTGGCTTGTATGCAGTCTAATAGAAATTTTATAGGCATTGAAATAGATGAAAACTACTTTAATATATCAAAACAAAGGATTGAAGATTCTATAGCAAGATAAGGAGGCAAAATGGAAAAACTTACACATAAACTAAATGTGTATCAAGGCAATATTATAGGGTGTCTATGGAAAAATCCTGAATTATATGCAGACTCCAATATAAATAAAAAAGACCTCAATCCAGACGGGTTATTATACTATAGTCTTGGTGAGAGGTTATATGCACTAAAGCACGATGTATTTGATGAGATTAGTGTATATTCATTTGTTGAGGGCAACGCATCATTAAAAAAACTATGGGAAGAGCGTGGCGGCTACAAGACCATTAAGGAACTTATGTCGATTGTTGACGAGAATAATTATGACAGTTATTTAGATAGTTTTTCAAAATATACAATCCTTAAAAAATTACTTGACAAGGGATTTAATATAGAAAAAGATTGGGATAAATTTGAGCAGATGACCGCTCAGGAAGTTCTTGATTATTATGAATATATGATTAGTGATATTGGAGTCGTTACTAATAGTGATGTGGAATTTGAACACTTAACATTAACAGACGATGAAATTACAGATATTGAGAATGGTATATTCATGGGTTTGAATTATGGGCAATATTCACCTATGTTAAATTATGCCACTCTAGGCATACCTAAAGGCGAATTAACTATGGTCGGTTCGTTTGTCAATGGTGGCAAAACATCGTTCCTTGTTAGTAATATTATTATACCTATCGCCAACCAAGGCACAAAGGTTCATATTATATCTAATGAGCAGAGGTCAATTGTATTTAAGTTTCTGCTTTGTGTTTATGTATTGACAACTGAGTTGAATTATTTTAAACTTACTCGAAAAAAGTTAAAGTCTGGCAACTGGACAGATGAAGATAAGGAGATGATTAAAAAGGCTCAGGCGATAATTGATTTGAAATACAAAGATACAATTACATTCACTAAGATTTTCAACTATAGCAATGATAAAGTTAAAAAGATTATTCGCCGCCAATCAAAACGTGGTTATGAATTAATTGTATACGATGTATTAAAAAGTGACAACCTTACAGATGGACAATTCTGGCAGGCAGTTGTTGAAGATAGTAAGTCATTATTCCAAATTGCGTCAAAAGAGAATGTTGCTGTTGTTGTTAGTTATCAGTTGGCATTAGCACAATTGAATCGCAGATATTTAGACTTGTCGTGCCTATCTACTGCAAAACAAGTATCTGAGGTCTTCAGCGAGTGCGTTTTCTTCAGGTCTCTTTGGGATGATGAGTGGCCCGGAGAGAAATATGATATCAAAACATATCGCAATATTAAAGACCCCGTTACTGGCAAATATACATCTGCAAAAGAGTTAGTAGAACTTGATAGAGATAAGGATTATAAAATATTTTTTCTGAGCAAGACCAGAAATGATAATGCGGGTGCTTGTTTCCTATATAGGTTCGATGGTGAGTGGAATAGATGGGTTGAAATTGGCAAATGCCATGTGCAGAACACAGGAATATAAAGGAGAATTAAATGAAAAAATATACATTAGTTAATTTTTGTGAGTTTGACAAACACGCAACTAAAAGTTATTGTGCAATACATGGAATTGACGAAGGTTTAAATCTTGGCGACATTACAAAAGTTGATGAAACAAAATTACCTCATTTTAATTTTATATGTGGGGGAAGCCCATGTCAAGACTTTTCTATAGCGGGAAAACAATTAGGGGTTAAGTGGGTTTGTCAAGATTGTCAAGAAGAATATAATCCTATTACTGTTCATTATAGCAAAAGAGAATTGTGTCCTAAGTGTGGGGGGGCAAATTAGACAAAACAAGGTCGTCTTTATTGGTTGAATGGTTAAGAATTATTAGAGCAAATAAACCAAATTGGGGTATTTATGAAAATGTTAAAAACATTGTTAGGAAAAAACATAAAGAAACTTTCGATATATTTATTAATGAATTAAATGAATACGGATATAATACATATTGGAAAGTGTTAAACGCAAGTGATTACGGAAATCCACAAAATAGAAATAGGGTTTATGTTGTAATAATAAAAAAAGAATTAGATAATGGCAAATTTTGTTTTCCAATTGAAAATAGAAAGACAAATGGTATTATAGACATACTAGACAACGAAGACGAGGTTAGGGAAAAAGATTATCGTATTTGCAATAGTATGATAAAAGCAATATCTAATGGGAAGTGTAAAATTATTCAGCCAAATGAAAATTCTTGTACCGTTACCACAAAACAAAACAGATGGAACAATGCAGGATTTGTAAACGGAGATAAGGGGCTTAGGTTTTTTACTCCAAAAGAATGTTTTAAATTAATGGGATTTTCTAATGATGATTTTTTTAAAGCAAGTAGTGTGATTAATAGCGATGATGTTTTATATAAGCAAGCAGGAAATAGTATATGCGTTAATGTTTTGTATGAAATATATAAAGAAGTCTATAGGGCAATGCCATACCTATTTGAAGATTTGAGAATTAGTAGTTTTTTTAGTGGAATAGGAGCATTTGAAAAAGCATTGGATATGTTATATGGCGAGATTAAATAATTGCCATATTATGACAAGCCGCCACTTATTCTATATACTATAGACGAAGAAGACTGGAATTAAACTAGAAAGGGGTATAATATGGATGTAGCAGGAATTAAAAATTATATAATTGATAATCCCGATACCATTGTACTCCTTTTAGAATCGGCAGGATTTGAAAAGATTAAATCCCGTACAAATGAGATTAGATGTGCAAGAGATGAGGATTCTAACCCTACTGCGGTTAAGATTAACCCTAACACATTAGGTGCAGTATGCTTTAGCACAAATCTTAAAGGCGACTTAATCACATTATTACAGGCTAAAATGGGTTATTCATTCACACAAATATTAAGATGGATTGTCACAACATTAAATCTGTCTGAGAGTATGTTTAAGGGGCAAGATATTATAATGCCTTTTGGCGGCTACTTCAAAAAGATAGGAAAATCTTCCGACGAATTAATAGAATCTCAAATATACCCCCCCGTCATATTGAACGAATACAAATCTCCTCCTAATATAAGATTTTTTAAAGATGGAATATCGTTTGCGACTCAAGATAAATTTAAAATTGGTTATGACTCTTTTACAAAGAGAATTACAATTCCGTGGTTCAATACGATGGGTGAACTTATAGGAATTATGGGGAGGCTCAACAAAGATGAGTTAGATGATGGAGAGTTAAAATATCTCCCCATAATTCCATTTAGAAAAGATAATGCCTTATACGGCTATGATATAAATTATACTGATATTGTTGGCAAGGATATATGTATTATTACAGAAGCGGAAAAAGGAGTCATGCAATTGGATAGCATGAAACTCCCTTATGGTTTGGGATTAGGTGGCAATGCTATTACAGATGCTAGAGCAAATTTGGTCAAAGGATTAGGAGTGAGTCGAATCATACTTGCTTTTGATGAGGGGTTGGAGTTGGATTTGATTAAAGAGAACGCTAATAAACTCAAGGCTAAAAATGCTTTTATTACTAATAATGTAGGATATATATATGACCCTAAAAATGAAGTTATGCCTAAAGGTAGCAAATGTTCTCCTACAGATTTAGGGGTCAGAGCATTTCAAAAATTGTTAAAGGAGTATACGGTATGGGTATAGAATTAGTATATTATAATGAGATAAATAATAGTAAAGTATATGTGATAAATTCAGCAAACAAACCTGTCAAATTATGCTTTGAAGGAGACTTGATAACAGAATCAGAATACGAAGATGCTTTAATAAGACTAATTGATAATGTAAAAACAAACAACATTTGACAAAGGAGTATGCGGTATGGGCATGAAAAGAGAAGTAGAATTATGTGAACATGACTTGATGGAAATGGACGGAGAAGAAGTTATTGTTAAGTTTATACAGTGTATTGACGGATTAAAAGTTGGAGTATCCGCTATTTGTAAAGTGAACACTTACGGCGGCAGACAAGTGCATTGTCAGAACAAAGAATATGATTTTTATTATATAGACGGAGAACAGCCAGAGGGCGAGTTTAAGGTATATAAAATTCTCAGGAGAAAGCAAAATAACACTTGACAAAACATTAAAACTGTGGTATAATGATACTACAGTTTTATTTTAGTATATAAGGAGGATTAAATGTTTGAAAACTTAAAATATCAGAACTACCATCGGCATAGTTCATACTCTAATATTATGACACCGGATTCAGGGGCTATGAATGTTGATTATGCTAAGAGGGCTGTAGAGTTGGGGCATGGAATTATCAGTAGTTGTGAGCATGGGTTTCAAGGAAACTATTGGGAGTCTTATTCTCTAGCAGAAAAATATAATCTTAAATTTATTTTTGGTGCGGAAGCATACTGGGTCAAAAATAAAGAGGGGGAATTGGTTGATGGTGCATTAAAACAAGACAGCACTAATAATCATATTTGTATATTTGCAAAAAATGAATCTGGACGCAAAGCAATTAATCTATTATTGTCTGATGCTAATGAATTTGGATTCTACTATAAACCAAGAGCAAGTGTTGACGATATTTTGTTGCTCCCTAAAGACGATGTATTTATTACAAGTGCGTGTATTGGGTTTTGGGGATATGGATATGAATATTCTGAAGAGTTTGTAAAAAAACTTTATGATAGATTTGGCGATAATTTTATGCTAGAAGTTCAATATCACAACACGGACAAACAAAAGCAACTCAATAAAAAAATATTAGAGTTGTCAAAAAAATATAACATTAAAACCATCATGGGTTGCGACTCTCACTTTATTAAAGACGAACAAAAATATGATAGAGATTATATTTTAGAATACAAGGGAACTAAATATCCTGATGAAATGGGATGGTATATGGATTATCCAACTACAGAAGAAGCTGTTAAAAGATTCCAAGTTCAAGGTATTTTATCAGATGATGAGATTTTTAATTCAATTAATAATACTAATGTGTTTTTAGATTTTGAAGATATTGTGCTTGACAAAGACAAAAAACTACCGTCTCTTTTCCCTAATTTGTCACAGGCAGAAAAAGACAAAATGTATCTTGGAATTATTAAAACAGAATTTGATAAATATATTCAAGATAACAATTTAACTGCTGATGAAATTGAAGTATATAAAAAAGGCATTATGTCAGAAGTTAAATCTGTAATTGAAACAGGTATGTCTGATTATTTTATTTTAGACTATTACATTGTAAAAGAAGGTGTTGCAAATGGCGGAATTATCACAACAAGTGGTAGAGGTTCTGCGGTGTCATTCTTCACTAACACTTTATTAGGATTCTCTAGTGTTGACAGATTTAAAGCACCAGTACATATGTATCCTGAACGCTTTCTCAGTGCTACTCGTATCATTCAGTCTGGAAGTTTGCCGGACATAGATTTAAACTTAGGAAACGTTGAAATATTTGCAGATGCTCAGAAAAAATTATTAGGGGACGAACATTCCTTCCCAATGATTGCATATGGAACATTAAAAGCAAAATCAGCATGGAAGATGTATGCGGGGGCGAATCCTGATAGTATTGATTTTGACACAGCACAAGAAATATCTAATGCAATTGGAAAATATGAAGAAGACTATAAATACGCTGAAGACGACGAAAAAGATACTATTGATATTTTAGAATACATTCCAGAACAATATATTGATTTATACAATGAGAGCATAAAGTATCAGGGAATTATTATGGATAAAAAATCTCACGCATCGGCATATTTAATCTATGATAAAAATATTAGGTCAGAAATTGGGCTGATGAAGTGCAAAAGCGAGACAACTAAAAAAGAGTACCTTGTCGCTCTTATAGATGGAAAATCTGCTGATAATTTTGGATATCTTAAAAATGACCTACTTAAAGTTAATGTTTGTTTATTGCATCATTTGACAGCACAAAGAGCAGGGATTGAACCTATTAGCGTTAATGAAGTTCTTGAAATATCTAGAAAAGATGATAAAATTTGGAAGATATATGAGAACGGATTTACGTTAGGAGTTAACCAATGTGAAAAAAAATCTACCACTAAAAAAGTTATGGAATACAAACCTAAAAATGACGGTGATTTAACTTGTTTTATTGCCGCAATCAGACCGTCATTTAAGTCTATGTATAGTCATTTTAGCAAACGCATACCGTTTAATTATGGTATAAAAACATTTGATGATATTGTTCAAACTGAAACGCTTAAAGACTCTTTTCTGTTTTTTCAAGAACAAATCATGTCTGCATTGTCTTTTAGTGGAATACCTATGGATGAGTGTTATGATATTATTAAGGCCATATCTAAAAAGAAAGTAGATTTGATTAAATCTTATAAAGAACAATTCTCTGTAGGTTTTAAACAAAAGATTATTGAAGCAGAAAACTGCTCTGAAGATGTTGCCGATGAGAGCGTAAACAAAATCTGGCAAATTATCGAAGATGCGTCAGCATATGGATTTAACGCAAGTCATGCCTATTGTATGTGTTGTGATAGTATGATGGATGCTTATTATAAGGCATATTATCCATATGAGTTTTATGAGGTTCGGCTAAATTATTATTCTGAAACAGGGAAAAAGAATAAAGTAGCAAAATATAAACAAGAGATGTTTGAGGCGTTTGGAATTAAAGAAGGCAAGTTTAAATTTAGGAACGATAATAGAATGTTCTCTTCTGACAAAGACAATCAATGTATACACCCTTCAATATCTTCAATTAAAGGTTTGGGTGTTAAAGACGGAGAAGCACTGTATCAAGTTCGCAACAATACATACTCCACGTTCCTAGACCTGTACGAAGATATAAAACCGCACATCAACACTGGCAAAATTGCAACACTAATTAAACTTGACTATTTTGAGGAGTTCGGCAAATCAGATTATCTATTAAAGCAGGTTGAGATATATAATCAGTTCTATGACAAATCAACTGTCAAGAAGGAGAACTTGACAACATTAGGATTGACGCACGAACTAGTTGTTGCAAATTATGAGAAGGAAACAGCAAAACAGTACAGTGGAGTTAATATGAAGGCTATTATAAACTACTTAGTAGATAAGTTACCTAATATTGATATCGAACCTACTGAACGCATTAGGCACGAATTAGAAGTATTAGGATATATTCAATATACCAATCCTAATATATATAATCAAATGTACTTATCAGAGGTTAAGTTAAACAAATACGGTACACCATTCTTTACAATGTATAATATTAACAACGGCAAAACTGCAACATTAAAGGTTAATAAAAAATACTTTATAGATAATCCTGTTGAGACGGGAGATATTATTGCTATTGTTAATATTGAGCCTAAGCCGCAACGCCGCAAAGATGCAAATGGTGAGTGGCAGGTAGTTGGAACTGAAAAGATTTTAGAAAGTTATAGAAAATTATAAAATAACACTTGACAAAAGGTTTAATATGGTGTATAATGTACATATATTAAATCTTTTGTTTATTTAAAGGAGGAATAGATATGAAGGACTTTTTAGAGAATGAAATTTGCGTAGGGGACAGGATTGTATATTGTAAATACAATAAAACAAATGCAAGCCTATATAAAGGAATAGTAGAGGGTGTCACGGAGAAAATGGTGCAGATTGCATACGATAATTATGGTATGAGATTGTCTACGGTATCGCCAGATAAAATTGTTGTTATTAAATAAGGAGGAATAGATATGCCAACCATTAAGAGTTTTAATTTACTGCCATGCCCGTTTTGTGGAGGAGAGGCAGTTATGGTTATGTATTATGACGACAGTGCAGATGAATGGGAATTATATGTAAAGTGTAACGGGACGAACTGTGATGTTGTGCCAAAAACAAAACCTGTTTATTGTAATATTGTATTAGATTCTATTACTGATAAAGTTATTAATATGTGGAATAAGAGGGGACATAAATGAAGATAAATCAAAAACTATCACATATTACAGTCGATGATAATTTTATAGAGGATTATCTTAGACTTAATGGAATTAAAGATATATATAAGTATATGAACCCTACATGGGATTGTATTGAGCCGCCTGAGAATTATGATAATATGGCAGAGGGCAAGGAGTTAATAAAAAAGCATCTTGGCGGGAAGATTGGAGTGTTGGTGGATTCCGATTTTGATGGTATTTGCTCTGCGGCATTAATATACAATTTTATTGGAGACATATCAAGGATATTTTTTCACGATGGGAAGCTACACGGGTTAGGAGACGAAAAAGTATATAAAGAAATTTATGAGAGTGGAATTGATTTACTTATTATTCCAGATGCGGGTAGTAGTGATTATGAACAGCACAAGGAGTTAAAAGAGAAGTATAATATTGAAATTCTTGTTCTTGACCATCACGATGCAGAAAAATATTCAGACCATGCAGTAGTTATTAATAATCAGTTATCTCCAAACGTTATTAATAAAGACGCAACAGGAACGACTGTAACGTGGCAGTTTTGTCGCTACTTAGACAAAGCAAAAGCAAAAAAATATATTGACCTATGTGCTTTCGCAACTGTATCTGATGTAGTTGACGTTACCAGTTATGAGAATCGTGCAATTTTATATTATGGATTAGAGAATATTAATAACCCACTACTTGTTGCTATGGTCAAAGAGTTTAATAAAGGAGTCAAGCCAACACAGAATGATTTGGGGTGGACATTATTGCCAAAAATTAACAGCATCATTCGTACCGACGACATTGAAGATACTATCTGCATATTTGATGCCATGACAACTCCTGATATTACTATGATGTGGAAAAAGGGGGTTCGTGCTAAAGAGGAAGAGTGGACTGTATTAGATAGAGTTATTGAACAATGCAAGACGAGTCAGAAAAAACAATCCGATATGGCTAAAAAGTTCATGGAGAGCATTGAGCCTGAACTTGACACCAATGCAAAGATTATTATTGGTTTTGCAGGAGATGATTTAGGCGGTGGATATACCGGCTTAGTTGCAGGCAAGATTAGTGATAAGTATAATAAACCCTGTTTACTGTTAAGAGATAGAGGCGATTCTTATATCGGGTCAGGTAGAAGTGATTTTGATATTAGAGAAATACTAGATAATAGTGAATTTTCTGAACACGCTTCCGGCCATAGTTCTGCATTTGGCATTGAGATTAAAAAAGATAAACTTGACGAATTTAAGGCATTTATCAACACTTTAGACCTGTCTGACGAGTCCGTACACGATGTTTTATATAGTTTTGAACATAGTAGTATACCAGATGAATTATTCGGGCTTATAGAAAACAATAAAGAACTATTTGGGAAGGGTTTACCATCACCACTATTCCATATTAAACCATTTACAATAAATTCAAGTCAGATTATGATGATGGGGAACAATACAACGCTAAAAATTCCACTTGGCAACTTGAGTGCAATTAAATTCTTTTGCAGTAAAAAGATTAGAGAAGATTTTTACGTTGGTGAATATACTGATATTGAAGTTGAGTTGATTGTGGAATTGTCGGTCAATTATTGGGGAGATGGCAGATTCCCACAGCTGAATATCAGAGGTTACCAAGTCACAAAGACACAGCCAAAGATTAAATGGGAAGATATTATTTAAAGGAGGAAAAATGAACGACATCACAAGACAAGATGGACTAACCGACGAAGAAGGAGAAGTTATGGACGCTCTAATATATGCTTGGAATCAATTCTCACAATTAGAAATACAACATCCTAGCGACACTCCTGATTTTGCAGATGGTATTCACAAATGTCAGCAATCACTTGCACTTAGGATTGCAAGGAGAGAATATCCTGAAGGTTGGTATAAAGGATAAAGGAGATTATAATGATTGATAAAAATATTTTTAAACTTTCTACCGAACAAATTGAATCTTTATTTACGGACGAAGAACGCAAAACAAGAGAAAAGTTTATGCAATTTGTAGACAATATAAAAGAGGCTATAAATAATGAGGAGGAGATTAAAAATGATTAAATTTGATGTATGTATTGAATCTGGAACATCTGGATATTTTGATGATATGGGTTGTGATATGTTGCTACAAAGAGATATAGAAACTAATCAAATTCCATCTAAGGGAGATTACCTATATCTTGACAAAGGATATGAACCATATTTAGTTACTAAAGTGCGGCGTTCATTTATGAATAACAAGGAATGGAATACTGTTTATGTTATTAAGGGTTAATAAAGGAGACTAATATGTGTTATTCAGCAATGTGTTATTTTCAAAACTATTGGGGAGATTGTCAAATACATGACTTTAAAAATTTTGAAAAGGAATTTGGAGAAAAGGCTTGTTATGTAGGCGGAGTTGCTGATTGCGAAGAAGCAGAATTATATATAGAAGAAAATTATATGAGATTTAAAGAAATTCAGCGACAAGCAATAGAAAATAAATTTGTATTTATTTAAAGGAGACTAATATGAAAAAACTACTACACAAAATCAAAGTAGAAATTAAATCAATAATCTATGGTGTTAAAAACATTATAATTTGGATACCCATTATATATCAAGACAGACATTGGGACTATTCGTTCTTGTTTACAATTATGATTAAGAAACTAGAATTAATGGAAGAGTTCTATGCAGATGAATCTAATACGTGCTGTGCAGACGCAAGGGTATATGCAGAAGATATTCATAATGCTGTAGCAGAACTAAAGTATATTGCAGATGGTAAATTTGACGAAGAAGCATATAAACCACTACATGACAAACATATGGAGAAATATGGGGAATATACTCTTGAGAATGTTTTAGAGTCTGCAAATGCCCCTAAGCCAGAAGGTCATAGTGAATGGATTGAAGGTATGGTTAAAGAGTCCGACAGACTTTACAACGAACACATGGATGAGTTCTGTAGAATATTTAAAGAAAAAGTTAGATATTGGTGGGATTGACTTGACAAAAGTATAATTATGTGATATAATATCACCAGTTAATGCAATTTATGTGATTTAAGAGGTGAAAATATGGATGATTTATTAGAATTAGCAATCAGAGATGCAGTCATTGCAATCTTTGAAGAGGAGATTCCACTGAACGACCCATTTGAGGCGGGTGATTTGGTTATGGAATGGATTAAAGAGTATATAGAGAGTTGGGACAGCGAAGAGTAGGAGGATAAATTGAGGGTAGAGACTAGAATTATAAAAAAAGTATATGAAAAAGATGGGTTCTGTATATTTGGATGTGTGCCTACAAAGGAATATCCCGGATTAAAACTTCACCCTACATATCAGAACTTTACAATTACGGGCAATCTACCCTTTTTAAATGAGGGGGAGGTTTATACTCTTGACATAGAAGAGGCGGCTACTACAAAATACGGAACTCAATATAAAGTATTGTCTGTGCCAAAGCAGGACGCAATGGAGATTACAGATGATAATGAGTTTACATTATTACTACAGGTGACTTCAAGGCAAATTGCACATGATATTAATAAGGTGTATCCTAATTTTATTAGATTAATATTAACGGGAAAAGATGATGAGATTGATTTGAAAAAAATCTATAACGTCAAAAGTGCAAGGTTTGAATCTATTAAGCGGCAAATCAATGAGAAGCATAAATATTTTCAAATTTTAACTGAACTGCATGAATATGAAATATCTATGTCAGATTGTCAAACATTAGCAGAAACATATCAGAGCGTTGAGGGTGCGGTTGAAGCAGTTCGCAACAATCCTTATGAGGTGCTTATCGAACTATTAGGCAGAGGGTTTATGCGGGTTGATAAGTTGATACTATCCATCCACCCCGAACTGCGGCTAAGCGAACAGAGAGTAGAATTTATTATATTACACATTCTTGAAAAAAATGAATTAACGGGAAATAGCAAAATGGTCGCAAGGGATATGGCTGTTGAGAGCGTTAATATCGACAAAGAAGTATTAAAACTTTTAAAAGACGTTGCGATTAAAAGTGATAGGATTTACTATGATGAGAAGTCTAACGACATGGCTCTGATGGCAACTTATCTTGCTGAGTGTCAGATTGCAGATTTTGTTAAGAGTAAAGTTAATCAGGATATGCCACTTGACTTAAACTGGCATGATTATAAGCAGATTGGAGATATTAAATTATCCGATGAACAAATGGGAACGTTGGAAAGATTCTGCAACCATAATTTAAGTATGTTAATTGGCGGAGCAGGTATGGGAAAGAGTCAGACAACAAAGGCACTAATTAATCTATTTGAAGACAATGACATATCATATGAATTGCTTTGTCCTACTGGGAAAGCGGCAAAAAGGCTCGCACAATATACTGAACGCCCGACATCGACAATCCACAGAAAATGTTATCAAACAGAAAAGCAAATTTGGGCAGATGCAATTGTTGTTGATGAGTTTTCTATGGTGGATATATCTGTATTTAAAATGCTGATAGAGTCAATTCAAAATCCGAACTGTAGGGTTGTGTTAATTTTTGATGATGCACAGTTGCCTGCAATATCAGCAGGAAACGTGGCGTTTGACCTTGTACATAGCAATCTCATACCAACTACTAAACTTACCAAAGTATTCCGATACGACGATGATGGTAGTTTATTTGTCGCCACTAATATCAGAAAAGGTATAAAATATCTCAACTCAGACCCGTTTCAGAAGTTTGGAGACAATTTTACTTTTATGCAGTCGTCAGATTGCTTTCAAGACCTTATTTCAGCCTATATTGGCCTTATACAGCGAGGAATATCGCCTTCTGATATATTGTGTCTATCGCCATATAATGTCGGCTCTGAGGGGACGTATAACATTAATAATCATATCCAAACATTAATTAATCCGCCTTTACCAAACGAAAAGAGTATGACATATAAGCGTGGCAATACAGAGATTACATTCCGCAAAGGGAGTAGGGTATTAAATAAAAAAAATACTTACAATGCAATTACTCTTAAAGGTTGGGAGATGGAACGACAAGCCATTGAGGAAGATTTAGATTACGACCCTAACGAATTTAAAACCACTGTATTTAATGGGGACGATGGAATTGTCTTAGATGTAGACGATGAAAAGTTGGTGGTTGATTTTGATGGGGAACAGGTTGTATTTACTAAGGATAATATTAAAAATTTAGTCCTTTCATATTCTGTCTCAACCCACGCATCGCAGGGTTCTCAAGCACCATATGTTATCAATATTACTTCACCTACACATTCACGTATGTTGAGTAGGAATTTAATATATGTTGCTTGTACTCGTTCATCTGGCAAACATATTGAAATTGGTGATATTAAAACTATCAACGACGCATTAAAAATTGCGGGTCAGTATGAACGTAATACTTTTTTAAAAAATATCTTGACAAACGATTAGAGTTGTGGTATAATGTGATTATAAAGGAGGATTAGAATATGGTTAATGTAGACGATAAACTAGGTGTAAAATTAAATTTATCAAGAGATGAGAATGAAATCTTATTTAAAGCAAGAGATATTTTAAATAAAATTTCTAGTGATTTATGGGATGCTTCATGGGAACAGGGTTCAGAGCAGGCACTTGATGTTTGTTATAAAACATCAAAAACAGCACAAGCCATTGATAAAATTGTTAGAGAAAAATGGGAGCCAAATTATGATTAATATTTATCACAACACAACTAAAATTGGTGAGGCAATAGACCAAGATTCGGCATTTAAAGTTATGAACGCATATCTTGACCAAATTAAATTCAAATCTTATTATATGCGGTCATGGACAGAATGTGGTGTTACTACAATTGATTATGGGAGTTATATTAATTTTTTCTATCTAAAGGAGGACTAGATGCAAAAGCAAGTTATTATCTTGAACGGCATGGCAAGAAGTGGAAAACAGGAGGTTTATAATATATTAAACTCGAAGATTCCATGTGAACAGTATTCTATTGTAGACCCCGTGAGAGATTTTCTTAAACGTGTTGGAGTTCCAGACAATGCAAAATCTGAAGAGTGGCGTAAACTTATGTCAGACATTAAACTGCTCCTTGAAGCATATGGCGACATCCCATATCAGTGCTGTAGAGAGAAAATTTTAGACTTCTTGAGATGTTCTCCTGCAAAGTTCTTATGTATTGATATGAGAGAAGAGCAGGACATTTCACGTGCAAGAGAAGAGTTTGGGGCAATTATAGTTTTGGTTAGACGCAATGGTGTCAAGACTATCGACTCAAATCCTGCTGATGCTAATGTATATAATATTAAATATGATTATACAATTCTCAACAATGAAGGATTTAATAAACTTACTAAAGAGGTCGATTGTTTTATTGAATGGATTGCAGATTATAAATGTTCAGGAGTTGTTAATTCGTATTGCTTGAAGTTAGACTGCAAACATTGTATGGATGATGATGGCGGTTTATATTGTAGGAGATAAACATATGGAACATATAGAACATCCCGATATTGCAAAAATCATATCTACTGGATACGTTAAAGAGCCTAAGCCAAAATATAAATGCCCTCATTGTGAGGAATATCTATATGGTGGTGACGAATGGTATCCACAGCTAGGAGTTTGCGGATATTGTGTTGATATATTTAAAGAGTTTATAGACGAAGAGGAGGACTAGTATGGTTACACTTTATACAAACTATTGCCCAAAATGTAATATGTTAAAAAAGTTAATGGATGATAAGGGGGTGGAGTATAATATTATAGATGATGAAAGTGTTTTTATGCCGATTGCAGATAAAAACAACATTTTATCAATGCCATTTGCTGAGGTAGATGGCAATATTTTAAACACAAAAGAATTGCAAAAACACATAATGGAGGACTAATATGTATTTTAAAACTACCTATGACCAAGAATTTGACGACTTGTATATGCACTTAAAAGCCAAATACCCTCAGAAATTATTTGACCTTGATGGCATTGGAAAACAATTAGATATGTCTGCTTTTAGTAAAAATTTCTTTTCGGCTTCGGTCACAGCAGATGCAAGTATAGACGCTAACGCAAATGTTGATGATGTTAGCGTTATTGCATATAATACGGAATTGCCTAAGCCGTTTTTTAAACTTAATAGTTACTTTATACTATGGAAGGAATTAAAACGGCTCTACGGGCTTGAAATAGCCAACGAAATTGTTGAAATGCAGTTAACTGGTGATATTTATATCCATGATTTTCATGGTATTGGTGCAGGTATGCCATACTGCTTTAACTACTCAACATATGATATTTTAACTAAAGGATTGCCTATGGTTAAAAAAGTTAAATCACTGCCGCCTAAGCACCTGTATTCATTCAAATCTCAGCTTGAACAGTTTACAATTGTTGCAAGCAACAGTACGCTTGGAGCAACTGGACTTGCAGATATGCTTGTTGTTATGAGTTATTTTGTAAAAAATATTCTTAAAACAAAGTCCGATGCAGGGTTTTCTTTTGAAACAGAGGATGATTGTTGGAAGTATGTATATGAGAATTTAGTATCTTTTATTTATACTATCAATCAGCCTATGAGAGCAAACCAGTCGCCTTTTACTAATATCTCTATTTATGACGATTATTTCTTAGAAAAATTAGAAGATGATTATATTTTTCCAGATGGCTCATCGCCAGATATGGATATTGTGCGTAGGTTGCAAGATATTTATTTAACCATTATGAATGAAGAATTAAAAAGAACCCCTCTAACATTCCCTGTTACGACTGCTTGTTTCTCAATTGATGCCGATAACAATATTAAAGACGAGAGGTTTTTGAAGTTTATTGCAGAACACAATAAAGAATACGGATTTATCAATATCTATTGTGGAGATAGTGCAACGTTAAGTTCTTGTTGTAGACTAAGGTCTGAACAGAAGTCAGAATATTTTAATTCGTTTGGTGCGGGTTCAAGCAAAATTGGTAGCTTAGGAGTTTGTTCTATTAACTTTCCAAGACTTGCAATTAAACATCCAAACAAAGACGAATTTATTAAGAGCCTAACCAAAATGGTTGAAGTATGTGCTAAGGTTAACAACGCAAAGAGAAAAGTAGTAGATAAACGTATCAAAAACGGGAATGAACCTCTTTACACTCTTGGCTTTATGGAATTATCTAAACAATACTCTACTGTTGGCGTTAATGGTTTTAATGAATGTATTGAAATTCTTGGCGAAGATATTTTGACTGAAAGCGGACAGGAATTAGCGGTAGAAATTTTAGACACTATTAATTCTATTAACGCAAAGATGCAAAAACATTATGATACACCTCATAATTGTGAACAAGTCCCCGCAAAAAATATGTCTATTAAAATGGCAGACAAAGACAAATTACTTAAATATCAGGACAAATATGATATTTATAGTAATCAATTTATTCCACTTGTTACAAACGCAGACATGTTGGATAGGATTAAATTACAGGGTATGTTTGATAAACATTTTACAGGCGGTGCAATTTGTCATCTTAACGTAGATGCTAAGATTGAAAATATCGAAGATATTATGGATTTAATTCGTGTCACTGCAAAAGCAGGAGTTGTATATCATGCCATTAACTACGTATTAGAAGAGTGTGAAAATGGACATATGTCTGTTGGAAACTCAGATACCTGTAAAGTGTGTGGAGGAACTATTACCAATAAATACACCCGTGTCGTTGGTTTTCTTACTAATGTTAAAAATTGGCACGAGGTTAGACGTTCTCAAGATTTTCCTAATAGACAGTTTTATAATGGAGTAGAAGTATAATGAATATACTTGCAACGCAATACACCTTATCATTAAAATCACTCGATATATATATATCAGGCTGTAGCGGCAGTCCTCATTGTGAGGGTTGTCACAATCCTGAGTCTTGGAATTTCAATCTCGGACAAGAATACAATAGTGAATATTTTGAAAAATATATTTATGATAAGTGTATTGAATTTAATTATATTATTAAAAACATTATGATATTCGGCGGGGAGCCATTAGACAATAGCCACGAAGATTTAAAAGTTATGTTGTCTGATATTAAGACTAATTTACCAAACATTCCACTGTGGTTGTTTACACGATATGATATAAATGATGTTCCTAATTTTATAAAAGAATATTGTGACTATATTAAATGTGGCAGATATTTACCCGAACAAAAAACCGAAGATAATATACAATATAATATTAAACTCGCAACATCAAATCAGAAGATATATAAAAAAGGAAAGGAGTATTAATGGATATTATCAAATTTGCTAAACTAACTAAGGATGCAAAAATCCCCACAAAGAGAGAAGGTGATGGGTGCTACGATTTATACGCATCATTTAAAGAAACTGAGATTATGATTGAGCCGCATAAAACGGCTCTCATTCCTACAGGCGTATGCTCTACATTCCCACCTAATTATAGAATCGCTTTAAGAGAGCGTGGTAGCAATACTAAATGGGGAGCAATTGTTATGGCAGGTCAGATTGACTCCAACTATACAGGAGAGTATTTTGTCGCTATTCATAACTCAAATGATATTCCCATTGAGATTACAAAGATTGTAGATGATGTTACAATTACTGAAGATTTTATTCAGTTCCCATATAGCAAGGCGATTTGTCAATTTGCGGTTGAGTATGTTCCGCAGGTTATTATTCAAGAGACAACCGCAGAGTATATTAAAAGTCTCAATACTGAGAGAGGAGATGGAAAACTTGGGAGTTCTAAAAAATAGAGATGTGTTATTAGTAATAATTCTAATCGTAATGGTTTTTATTTCTGGAATGTTATTCCTTGAAAATCAAGAACAAGATGACAGAATTAAAAAACTAGAGACACGAATTGAAAATCAGGCAGAAGATATTGAACTGCTGACTAACAAGGTCAAAGTTCTTGAGGCAGATTCAGAATATTGTCAAAGTATGATTTATGACATTGTAGATATTCTTGACGACCAAACATCACTGTTAAATTATTATATGTTCTACTAAAATAAAAAAAATAGGGTATGTAGCGATTAAACTACATACCCTAAAATTTTATTCAATTGGTTTAATTGATTCAATAATATTATTTAATGTCTTATATGTTTCTTTTGCATATGGTATAATTCCTTTTACGGCGAACAGAGTTGCAACCGCTAAAAAGTCAAATGTATTTACAATATCATCCTCAATTATAATCATGCCATAATGCTCAAATACAATTGGTGCGGTTGTCAACAATACACTAAACAGAGCCACACCAATACATAAGACTAATAATTTATAAATTCCATCAATGAGCCGTTTTGGGTCAAAGATTTCACCAAGAATCTTAATATTAAACCATAGACTTAATACCATATTAGATAGCCATGCCAATGCGAACAATGCCATGAACTGACTAATAAGTACAAGATTGCTTAATATAAGTTCTGTCATATTGTTTCTCCTACAGATTCATCAGAGATTTAACGTACCATTCGTCTACCTGTACTTTTTCAAGCATAGCTTCAACGTCTGTTACTTTTTCACCATCAAGATACCAGTATCCATTCTTGCCAGTAAGTTCTTTGCCGTCAATCATAGCAACGCCTCCGTTGATAACTGCCTGAAAACGTGCTTCTCTTTTTGCTTCTTCATAAGTTCTCATAATTTTATTCTCCTTTTTTAACCTTAACTATCATAGCAGTAAATCCTGCCTTGATTAACTTATCTTTCATAGCAATTGCATTTTCTTCTTTTGCAAACGCACCAACCTGAACTTTATATAAATATTCTCCTGTCGGATTTGGTTCTACAGGATTCGGTTCTGGTTTGGGTTCTTCAATCCACTTAATGCCAAAATATTCTAATATACCTTTAGTATCTGCAATTGCACACATTTCTCTATACTCATTAGATTTAAGTTTTGATAATTCGCTTATATTAGTATAGAATCCATGCTCAACTAATACTGCGGGAGGATTAGTTCTTCCAACTACTGCAAATTCAGAACCATCTTTAATTCCTCTATCTTTTAATCCAAGATAAGGAATAGAATTTTTCTGAATTGCTTGTGCAAGTTTTAAACTTTCTCCTTGCATTTTATAGCAGAAAATTTCCCAACCATTAGCATCATTCCAATTAGAACCAAAAGCGTTAGCGTGGACTGACACTACAATATCCGCACCAGATTTATTAATAAAATCTACACGTGCGTCAAGTTCTTCTTTTAAAACTTTATTACGCACCTGCAACACTTCTGAATCAACTCCGTGTCGTGCTAAATGTTTTTTAATACGATTACTTACATCGTAGTTAAATTCATATTCAAAAAAACTATTGTCAAATGAGCGTTTACCACTACTTAAATCACTATGTCCAGAGTCGATTAATACTTTTTTCTTCACAGCATCACTCCCTTCCTGCGATTCTATTTTTTTATTGTTAATACCTGTCCCACTCTGATAATATATAGCGGTGCTTTGATATTATTATCTTTTGCAATATCTTTATAAGATACGCCATATAGTTTCGCTATTTTAGAGAGTGATTCACCCTTTTTAACTGTATGTCTTACCGTAGTATTAGTTTGTGGATTACTCGGCTGTACAGGGCTGTCAGACTGTTTTAAACGTATGCCAAAAGCACTTGTTACGTTGCGTCCTTGAGTATATACAGTTTTACCATCTGCATAGAGTGAAGTAGAACCTCCCCCGTCTGCGTTGATTGCGTATCTCACACCCTGTTTAATAAACTCAGTAGCAACCTCTGTCAGATTAGAATTTGTGCCTAATCCAATTACAATATAGATATTACTTGCGTCAATACCAATTGCTGTTCGTGGTCTAAGGGCTGTCGCAAAACTCTGCGTTAGCCCCTTCATATCCATATTAATCTTACCATCAATTACTAGCGTAGGTGTGCCGCCGATGAAGTCCACAGGTTTGCCTTTGCTGTTTGCAGTAGTTGACCAATATGCGGAGACTCCTTCCCACGGATTGCCAAACGCAATTCCCTTATCAGAATAGTTTCCGCCATTATTTACAACTCCACCAACAATTAAATCTGCAATATTCTGGTACGATTTCATGTCGAAGAAAACGCCATTAACAGCAATGTCCCATTTCATTTCCTGTGCGTGTTTCGTCACAGAATATGTTTTGTTTTTATCTTTTAAAGATACACCCGCACTCTCAATTGCTGAGAATGGAATTTTATATACCGTAAACTTTTTATTATACGGTGTTATTTTGTATTTTGATACTGTCATTTTATCTCCTTTCGTGCGTTATGTAGTTATGCCTTCGCAGGATAAACAAACCCTGTTATCTCAAAATATTCATCTTCTGTGATAGCCTTGCCGACAACGTTCCAAACTCTGTCAATAGACCAGAGTCCATTATCATAATAATATTTAACTTTATCATACATTACAACATCACCCCCGTCATTACGGCAATATAATCGGTATCCGCTCTTGTTTGTGCCAAGACCATAGAATCATATTCCCGCCTTGTGTATTCGTCGACTTCGTAGTTATACATTGTCACACCATCGTTTTCTTGGCTTGTGATATTATGATTATGATACACACAGGTTTCACTCGAATCTAAATCCCATTCACTTGGCATAATTGCCGATTGGCTTTTGTATTTTTTCATTCTGTTTTCTTGCCTCCCTTCGAATTATATTTTTAAGTTGTGATATATTTATATATGGTTTTATTCTACTATTAAAAAGATTAAAACTATTGGTGTTTTTAATCCACCCCATATAACTAAACATACTACAAGCGTCGTTATATGTTGGCTTGGTCTTTTTATAAATTTTATTTGCTTTGCGTGTTATTCTTAACATTATAGATTTTCTTAAAGTAGTTTTGTTTCTATAAAATCTAAAACCCATAAAATCTAAAGGCTCTTTGTCAAATCTATAAACCTGCCAATTGGATTTTAATTTTAATCCGATGGTGTCTAAAAACTTTTCAACCGCAATACGCATTTTATGCAGTTCTTTTTTATTGCGGCTAAATAAAATCATGTCGTCCATATATCTAATATAATACTTTACTTTTAGTTGTTCTTTTATATAATGGTCTAAATCTTGTAGATAAAAATTTGCCAGCCACTGACTAATAAGTATTCCGATTGGCAATCCTTTATTTTTGTCAAGAATACTATAAAGTAAATTTAAAACTTTTACGTCTTTAATCTTTTTTCTTAGTTTTTGTTTTAAAATACTTATATCTACAGATGGATAAAATTTGCTTATATCTAATTTCAGATAATATTTAGTATTTTTGTGGTCTGATTTTGTCCATCTTTCAACATATTTTTTACCATAATGTATGCCACGATTAGGAATACTACCACAGCTAAATTCATACATACCACGTGACAATATGGGCGATATCTGTAATATTATCGCCCATTGTATTATTTGGTCTGGATAAAAGTTTGGCTTATATATTATTCTTTCTTTTTTGGATATGCCTTCTCTTATCGTGTCTGTTTTATAATCATTTGGTACATACGATTCATTTATAAGCATATTGTGTATTTTGTCCACATAATATGTTATATTTGACAATACTCGCTTAACATCATCTCTGTTTCGTTTCCCTTTTGATGCGCTTATTATGGCGACACGTATATTTTCTTTATGACATATTTTTTCGTATATATATCCTTCTCTTTTCATTTATTCCTTTCTTATCGTCTCAAGGGCTTTCAATTGTTTACTAACCCCTGCCTGCTACGACTTAATTTTCGCCAAGTGGCGAGGATTTTAAAGTGCAATTTTTATTAATTCATAAGAAGTGCGGGAGCCGATGCTCGTGTCCGTAGCCGAAGCCAAAATGTTCAAAATCACATACCGACAGCCATCACGAAGTGCGTAAATCCAACTACCACCGACTCAGCACTTTAAAACCCTATATTGGGGCTTGGTCAGCCCCAAACCCCGACTAAGCAGGGTTTATATAAGAAAGGCGGGAGCCGATGCTCGTGTCCGTAGCCGAAGCCAAAATGTTCAAAATCACATACCGAC